TTCCCTGTGTTCACATGAAAGAACACCTTAATGCTGGTCTCTGTATCCTCAGTGATTGGTTGACCCCGCTCATCCCTACCATTCATGACCTTGTGGATGAGTTTCGCATCCATGCCATACTTGTATATGAGTTGGTTGAACCTGGTCACACTGGGTTTCATGGAGCATCACTCACTCATCCTGTCGGGGCCTCCAGATCCTGATTCCTTGGAGTCGGAGGAGGGCGCCCCTGAATCGTTGGATGGAGGGATGATCGAGGGGGGGTCTCATTGTGACGCTGAACTTGCCATCAGTGAATGATGAGACGTCATCGTCGCCGAGGTGGAGTGCCTGTAGGACGCCCGCAGTCACGTACTCGTCCTTCACATCCTCAGGGGCGGTTGGGTTGATCCTGTTCGCTCTGACAGTGTACTCCTCTATCTTGCGTTCGATGAATGCTCTCTCCTCATCACTCACTGTGCCCCTCTGAAGCTCGATCATGATGTCCTCGACTGTGACTGTCATCAAAGATCACCACATCACTCTGGTGGTGGGGCCTCCAGGGACTTCACTTTCTCTGAGAGGTAGTAGAGGCTGAGGATCAGCATCGATGTTAACCTGTAGAGATCGTCTATGCTCTTCCTCTTGCCCGGCGCTGCAGTGACGTAACCGTTAGCCTTCAGGACCTTGTATGCTAGCATGGAGAATTCTCTGAGCAGGTCGGGTGGCTGGTCAAAGAATGCTGTGAAGTCATCAACACTGACATTGTACTTTGATACAAGGTTGGCCATTTGCTGTGTCAGTTCTTCATTTACCTGGAGAGGCAACTATACACCCCCCTTAGCTTGTCTCTATGATGGCGGAGACGGCGCCGTCCTCATCCTCATAATGGCAATCAGCCCTGAGACTCACAATGTACTCTGTACGTCTCATAGGGGCATCCCTCTGCGGCTCCACCTTTATGTTACGCCAGAACCCGTAGACCAGGTTGGTGGGTACTGTGAGAAGGGCCCTCACCTTCCCATCCTGGAGAGCATCAAGGGCCGGGACGTACTGGACGGGTAGGCCCTGATATGTCAGGTTAGGACCACCGATTATTGCCTGATCACCCACCGCTGATTCTCTGCCCTTCAAGTACTCCCTGTACGCTTCAAGGATATCCCATGAGACATAGAATTTCATCTGGGGTATCATCTGTTTGTACCGGTTAGGGACCTTCCCGAGCATCTCATCAAATAGGCTGAGTGGCCAGTCATCATCCGTTGGGCTTGCCGTTGTTGCCTGATTACCAGCCAGTTTCATCCAACCATCATTTATCTTGTAGAGCGCCCTGTCACCCGTGTAACTGGTGTCGGCGTGTAGGAAGAAGCATTCAAGGTCATAGCTCACACCCTGACCCAGGAGGGTGACGAGGGTCTGCTCGAACTGGGCCCTCTCAATGTTATCCTCGAGGGTCTCATCCTCTATGCTGATCTTGGTGATGAGCTCCTTCATGCTCAGGGTGTTAGTGGTGACATCCACTGAGTCATCTGTTGGGGCGACCTTTGCACCTGTATTGTCCCTACCAGCTTCCAACTGGACATTCAATCCGATACGTGAAATGTCCACCTCATAGGATTGTAGGGCATTCAGTATCCTCGCCTCCCCTATCAGGGATGATGATTCCCTGACTTCCCTGACGAACTGTCCGAACCTCTGGACTGGTAGGACTCCCCGGCCAAGGTCAGGGACATCTATCTTGGGGACTATTGCGAATGGTCTCGTATTGTACATGTCCATCATATCCATTGTATCACCTCAAATCTTCTATAGTGGTCTGCCAAACCTGTCCACACCCATCTCCTCATATAGTGTGTGGGCTCCCTTAACGGCTCCTACTTGGCCCTTAATTGCCTGCGCATCCTCCCCTTTTGGTTCATCAATAGTTTCTTCTGATGTTTCAGGCTCCTCAATGGCCTCATCTGATGTTTCAGGTTCACCACTGGGCTCTGTCTGGGTACTTTTTATGGATTTCAACTCATCCATCACTTCCTTTATCGAGTTTCTGAGCGAATCTATCTCAGCCTTCAAAGCCTGGACTTCCCCGGCACCCACTACTTCTTCAACTGTTTTGTCATTCTCAAAATACTGTTTCAGACTATCGAATATGCTTTTAAGCACGGATTTCTCATCCATCTTATCACCTCCCCCTTTAAGGGATAGGTATTTTGCTTTTGGGACTGCTGGCCTGTCCACGATCGAAACGGTCACTACTTCGAATGGCCAGCCAATATCCTCCAGGGTCGTTTTTTTCATCGCCGCTGGGATGGCTGTGATGCTGAAACCCTGATATTTGCCCTGGACGATCCCTTTCCATGTGTCATCATCGTATACTTTTGCTGAGAGTATCCATGTGCCCTCAGGGAGTTCCACATCCCCTATCACTGTATCCTCTCTCAGGATGAAGGATTCCACTGGTTTCGCCACATTCTTGAAGCGGTGGAGGATGTCAATGTTCTGATAGTTCTCCATGAAATTGTAGGCTACTTCTTCGATCTGATCTTTGGTGAGGATATCCCCGTCCAGGTCATATTCATCTGGGACCAGGACCGGGCCTGTGACTATCCGCTGGTGCTTATCCACCTTAATTATCATGTTCTGTTGTATGCACTGCCCCTGGCATTTCTCAGTTTTTTCATCGATCATTTCAAGGAGTCTGCCTGCGGCATCGAATATCTCATCGTTACGTGTTGCTCCTCTAGCCCCTGCAGCAGAGGATCGTATAGCTCTGAGTGCTTGGAGGTACACCTCCCCTTCACGACCATAAGGATAAGCATATGCCCCTGCAGTGCTGGGGTCAGCATCGGGGTTTACTGCAAGATGGAATAATGCGTACTCTTCGACATCATTGAAGTCCTTGAGGTCGGGCTTCTCCCATTCACCATCATTAATTTTCCCAGCCTCTATGAGGCTCTTTGCATTTTCATATCCTTTCCTATGCAATTTCCAAGTCACAACCTATCACACTCCCATTAAATGTAGTAGTATGGTGGCGGTGGCGGTACGGCTTCAAAGTCGATCCCAACATCCCCAAAGTCCTCCATGATCTCATCATAATATTCAAGTTCAGTTTCACTGTACTCTGAAAGATCATCGATTGGCCTTCCATTCTCATCGCAGGGTTCAGGGTGGCATCTGCAGAAGGGGTGGGGGATATGAGGGAATTCCTCCACCCTATAGGGGGATCCGTCCTCATAGTCTTGGCATGTCTCACAGACATGATCATCACCCATTGTCACCCAGTTCAGATATAATTCCCTGCCATGTGCTTCGGCGTGCTGACGATATGCCTGGATTTCTGTGTCACGTTCAATATCCCTCGCAAGATAAACCACCGCAAGGCCCATGAACCAGATGATCTGCGCTAAATCCTTTTCATCCTCAAAGGTTGGCAGGTTTAAATCCTCTACTTCTTGAAGCGCGGCTTGGAGTTCATCGTATTCACGTTCACTGACACCATAACGCCTCATGAATTCTGCCTTAGTGAGTGAGTGAAAATCTGATAAGAAGGATTCAACATCGGTAACTTTTAAACGAGTCAGGACATCCTGTATATCCGCGAGGAATTCATCAAACATGTGGTCAAGCTTTTCATGATCATACTCAACTCCTCCAGGACGCACCATCAGATCTCACCACAAAATGTTATTAGGGAGCCGGCCAACCACCCATAAAACCATATTTTTAGGAGGTAGATTTTGCAACAGACAGGGGGGATCTCATGGCTGAAGAAAAAACAAGTCTCATTTGGGTTGGTTGGCCGACACAATGGAAAATCTTACAGTTCCCTCCATCCTATAACCTTATAGAGGTAGTGTCGTATCCTCCCCATCATATCCTCAACAGATGCTTCTAGGAGTTCCTCATACCTCTCAAGATTCAATGGTTTGGATGGGATTACAGATACTCCCTGGTTGAGGGCTGACATAGAACCCATATCCCCGCCTATGATGAGCATTTTCTTTCCAGCCTCATATGCCTCGGCCCTGAACTCTGCCAGGACTTCATCGATTTTTTTCTTTTTTTCTTCGGCACTGAGTTTTGATGATATGATTTCATTGAAGCGTGGACGGTATTTGGCATAGATCTTCCTGATTTCCCTGATCTGGTTTTTCTCATAGTTTCTTTCCTGTCTCTTCACAGACTTGGCAGCACCCTTTGATGGTACCATGAATATGTCAGGGCCACCATCCAAACCAAACAGTCTTTCACGCGCCTCGGCGGGTGTGAGGACTCCTGACTGTACAAGGAGTGCGTAATTCCTCACTGAGTCTGACTCTAGGAGGGTTTCATCATTAAATTTAAATCTTGTTTTGGGGTTGAATTTCACTTGAAAGAAATCTGTAAGTATGGAGGATATGATGTTCTGCTGTGGTCTCACAACAGACTCATAGTATGTGCGTCGGGTTACCTCAGCGAAGTTACCACCCAATGGGCCTGTGTCAGCTATCCCCAACCTGTAAGGGTCGATCATGTGGGCTGCTGCAATATCATATTTTTTCTCAGCAGCATACTCCCTGAAGCTTAACTCTTTCTGTGACGTGTTTAATGGGGTGAAAGTGACTTTCACAGTATCCCCCCCGGGTATTGAGAAGACAAGGGGGGTGTGTGGGGCTTCTTTGAGGTGTTTGAAATTATCCTCGATCAATGCTTGGAGGACAGTTCTCCCGGTGGGGTTCCCATCAGGGTCCTCCTCAAGTTCATCTTCAAATTCCCCCGTCACTGTAATCACATAACTAGGGATCGTGTAATTGTCAAAGAATGCATAGTTGTATTCATCGATTTTCTGCATCGCCAAGATCGCAGGGGCTGCTGAAACGTACCGTGGGACGCCATAGTAGCTGCATACAGGGGAGGGTATATGGATAAAGACAAGTTCATTTGCCCCTACACTATCCTGGTCCTCTCCTGTTTCAGGGTTGATTTCCCCTTCATAACGGTAGTCCTTGAAGTGGGTGATGTTAACCCCGTCCCAGGTCTGCCGGTACCTTGAACCATCCTTATGCACCCTGATCGTATGGGAAGGGATATATTCAAACCTGATAGGGTCGCCCTGGCCATCCCTCACAACTTCAAGTGTGCAGTAATTAAAAACCTGAAGATCCTCAAGGGCCCTGAGGAGGACGTATTCAAATGAAGGTTTACATGCCCTGATGAACTCATCGACCACCCCTTCATCGTCTCCTTCTAAAATGTAACCTGTCCTGATAATATCATTAGCTTTAATACTACAGGCGCTGGCATGATAGGGATTGACCTGGAGGAGTGAAAGCAGGACAAGTGGATTGACTTTGGGTTCCACGTACTCCTCAAAACGTGTCTCCCCAAGGGCCTGTGATTCCACTTCCTCCCTCTTAATAGCCTTATACTTTTCAAGTGACCTGATTGAGAGGTGATAATTAAACATGCCTCCTCCTCCTTCTGAGGGGTCCTGAGATGTAAATCTTCTTCTTTCTCCTCATCTCCATTGATAATATGTTAAAAGCACCACTGAACGCATCGACCTGATCGTCATGGACACCCTCCATGGGGAAGGCCTCCAATTCATCAAGGAATGCCCTTGTCCAGGAAGCTCTGAGGACTTTGATGCGCCCTGATTCCGCATAACTTGAAACGGGAAGGGCGCGTGTCACCTTATCCCCAGTCACGCGGTCAGCCCTGAATGTGTAGCCTTGGAGTAGGCTTCTAAGGTAATCAGTGACTATCTTACCTGAGGATCCTGGCTCCTCCTCCTTAGCGATGATCACTTCACGCCCATCCTCCTCAGCAGTCCTCAGGACCTTCGATTTAACCTTTCCAGGGGATTCTCTGAACCGCCGGACATCAAGAACATAATAGTAATCCTCCTTAT